AATATAGACATCCTTGCTCCACCGGCACAAACCGAGGCGCAAAGGGGAACGACTATTTCTATTTTCGGACGGATTCGTAACTTCTCGAAAAACCTCCGCAACCTCTCACTTAGTGACCTAGACCGTCTCATGGACATGCAACTCAATGGCCAACCATCACAGGCAGGCATCCCTATCAACGGTGACAAGGCTATGGCCTACTCAGCAGTATTCAACGCTGTTCAGGTGATTGCCGGTAGTTTAGCTTCAATACCTTTCATCCTTTACCAGCGTATTGACGAGTTTGCCAGGGAGCAGGCTGTCAAGCATCCTTTGTATCCGGTGCTACGATATAAACCTAACAGTGAGATGGATTCCTTTACCTGGCGGGAAGCCTCGATGATACACCTCCTGCTGTGGGGTAACTCTTACTCAGAGATAAAGAAAGACGGGATGGGGCGGGCAGTAGAGTTGTGGCCGATGAACCCTGCCAGGGTAGATATAAAGAGGAACGGGCAAAAGAGGTTATATTATGAACTCGATGAGGGGGCTGGAAAGAAACGGACGTTGCAGGCCGAACAGGTTCTACACATTCCAGGACTCGGGTTTGACGGACGAGTTGGCTATTCGGTGCTCCATCTTGCCAGAGAAGCTATGGGACTCGGCCTCGGGATGGAAACCTTTCAGGCTAGATTCTACGGGGCTGGAACAAATCTTGGCTCAGTATTTGAACATCCTGGGAGACTGAGTGAGCAGTCGCAGGAGAACCTAAAGAAGAGTCTTACCGAGAAATATGCAGGATTAGGAAATAGCCAGCAGGCAATCATACTCGAAGAGGGAATGAAGTACGTGAAGGTTGGAATGCCTTTAAACGACGCCCAGTTCCTTGAGAGCCGCACTTTTCAGGTGGTGGAGATTGCCCGCTGGTTTAATTTACCTCCCCACAAGTTGAAAGACTTGACACATGCTACCTTTTCCAACATCGAGCACATGCAGATTGAGTTTGTGCAGGATAGCATGAGGCCGTGGTTTGTACGGTGGGAGCAGGCTGTATTTACACAGTTGCTTGACGAGGGAGAGCAGCAGCGGTTATTTGCCGAGTTTATGATTGATGCTCTCTTGCGTGGTGATATAGTGAGCCGTAACCAGGCGCTTTCAACACAGAGGATGAACGGGGTTATCTCTGCTAACGAGTGGAGGCAGAAGGTCAACATGAACCCGATAGACGGAAGGGCGGGCGACTTATTGTGGCAACCGCTTAACATGACTGATGCAAATGAGCCGGATACTATTATGGGTTCCCAGGAACCGGGTGAGCCGACCGACGAGGATGAAAATAACGATGAAGAGGAGAACTCTCGTGCTGAGTTTGAACGCCGGGTAAAGCGTACAATTCAGTCTCGCCGGTTGGTAGCCCGGTCCTATAAGCCACTGTTTGCACGGGCTGTCAAGAAGATACTAGCTGAGGAGATACCGGCTATCAGGAAGATAGCCAAGCGGACACTTACCAGGGATGCAACTGACTTCATATTCGAGATGAACGAGTATTACAAGACCTTCAGGGCCAAGATATTCAGGGAGTTCTCAGGGGTATATCATGACTTCGGGGAGGCTATTTATCCGCTTGCTGCTGATGAGATAAACTCACCGCTTGAATCGCCTGCTGAGTTCACCGCTTATATTACCGAGTTTGTAGACCATACGACCAATAGGTACATCGGTTCATCTGCTGGTCAGTTGACAAAGATTGTCAGGGAAGCTGAGGACTTCATAGTAGAGATAGAGGCGCGACTTGCCGAGTGGGAAGAAGTGAGGCCGGAGCGGACAGCTGACAGGGAGATTATCGACGGTGAGACGGGGTTCGCACAGTGGGTGTATTTCAGTGCAGGCTTCACTACTGTTTGGGTAGCTATTGGGAAGAGCTGCCCCTATTGCGCGAGCCTTGATGGTATGGTAGTATCGAGGGGTGGAACATTCCTTAGTCAGGGACAGGACTTCCAGCCGGAAGGCGCAGAGGAACCTTTGGTAGTATCGGCAAATGTTAGCCACCCTTCAGCCCATCAGGGCTGTGACTGTACCGTGAGGGCGGGGATATGAGAGTTTGTACAGCTATGTCAGTAATAGAGACTCACGGCATAGTAAGCAACATGAGGGAAGAGGCGTTGAGAATAGCGTCATTTTACCAGGGCAGTATTAAGATTGAGATAAACACAAATAGAGAGCAAGGGGTTGCCAAGATAAGTGTAACGGAATATAATATATAGTTAGACTTTAATTAAAAGCAGTCACCGGCACACACCGACCTGTCCAAGCGATAGGCCGGTTTTTTTATTTAGGAGTTGATTATGCCAGTTTTAAAAGAAGATGACGACACAAAAAGTAGCGGATTGGGCAACCTTGTTGAACGGCGCGTATATCAGGATATGGAACTACGAGTTGATGAGGATACCGGGGGAATTACCGGGTACGCTGCGGTGTTCAACAAATGGTCGGAAGACCTTGGGTACTTCAAAGAGAAGATACAGGAAGGCGCGTTTACCAAGACCATAAGCGAAAATGATGATGTTAGGGCTTTAATCAACCATGACCCCAACCTCATTATAGGCCGGACTAAAAATAAGACTTTGAAGTTGTGGGAAGATGAGAGGGGGCTGGTGTACGATGTGCAGCTTCCCGATACTTCCTATGCAAACGACCTGCGGGAAAGTATCAAGCGGAAGGACATCACTCAAAACTCTTTTGGCTTTCAGGTTATTCAAGACGAGTGGTCAAAGGATGTCTCGAAACGAACGTTGACAGAGGTGAAATTGTTCGATGTGAGCCCGGTTGCTTTCCCGGCGTACAAGCAAACTTCGGTTGCTTTGAGGCATCAAACTGGAATGGAGTTTCAAGAATTATGCGCTGCCCTGGTACGGGCTGATAGGGGCATAGCGGATAAGTCAGATGAAGAGATATTAGATAGGATAGCAGAGATTGCTACTCGTCACAAACTAATTGTAGAAGAGCCGCTCGATGAGCACTCGGAAACTATATTGGAGCCGGATTGTACCACTCCATTTAGAGCAAGATTAGCGACAATGGCGATTAGAAGAAATATTTACGGAGGTAAATGATGACAAAGAAAGTTGAGTTACTTGAACAACTTCGGAAACTTGATGCAGATATCCAGGAAATGCGAGGGATAGAGGCTCCGACGCCAGAAGACCTTGTAAAACTTAATGGATTGTGTGACCAGGTAGAAGAAGTTGATGGGAAACTAAAGGCTCTTGGTATTGAAGAGCGAGCAGCCGCGATAAATGAACGTAACCAAGCACCTATTGAAGTTACTCGTGCAGAGGGAGACCCTTTGGGGAGTAATGAAAAACGGTTTGGTTCTTTTGGCGAACAGCTTATTTCAATAGCACGAGCTTGCCAGCCAGGAGCGGTGGCCGATAATAGACTAATCTATTCTTCGGATTCCATGGAACAACGAGCGCCTACTGGATTGGCTATTGGAACACCGAGTTTAGGAGGATTTCTCGTACAAGATGATTTTTCTACTGAGATTCTTAAAAGGATGTATGAGACTTCTATCGTGTTTAATCGTACTCGAAAGATTCCGATTAGCGCAAATGCCAATAGTTTAAAGGTTCCTTATATCGATGAAACTTCCAGGGCTGATGGTTCTCGGTGGAGTGGAATTAGAATGTACTGGCTTGACGAGGCGGCCGAAAAAACAGCTTCCAAACCGAAATTTGGGCAGATTCAGTTAGTGCTTAAAAAGATTGCTGGAATTTCCTATGCTTCAGACGAAGCTTTGCAGGATGCAACGGCACTTGGGGCTATTATAACGCAGGGGTTTTCTGATGAGCTGGGATTTAAGCTTGATGATGCCATGATAAATGGGACCGGGGCTGGTCAGCCTATTGGTATTTTGAACGCTGCCAGTCTGGTAACGGTAGCCAAGGAATCGGGGCAGGTGGCTAAAACCATTGTCTGGGATAACATCATGAAAATGTATGCTCAGATGTGGCCACGGTCGCTGCCAAATGCAGTGTGGTTAATCAATCAAAATACATTGGTTCAATTGATGAGCATGACCATTCCTGTTGGCACCGGAGGTATTCCTGTATGGATGCCAGCTAACCTGGCGCAGGGCAGACCGAATTCAACTCTGATGGGTATGCCGGTAATTGCGATTGAACAGTGTCCAACTCTTGGAACCATTGGAGATATTATTCTCTGTGATTGGACTCAGTATGTTACCATCACAAAGGGTGGGTTGCAGTCTGCACAATCGATGCATGTTCGGTTTATAAACGATGAGCAGGTATTCAGGTTTGTGTTTCGTGTAGATGGACAGCCGACCTGGCAATCTAGCCTTACTCCATTTAAAGACGCAAGTACAAGTTTGCCTGTAGGACCATTTTTGGCCCTGGCAACAAGGTCATAGGAGGTGATGTATGAGTAAAGGTTTTGTTGTGGCCGAACAGGGTCACATTGTGCAGATGATAATCCCGGCGAGTTTCTCTGCTGCGACTACCAGCGACGTTCTCAACATGGAGAACTGGAGTCATGCGAGCATCATAGTACACGGTGGGGCGGGTTCGAGTTCGACCATCACAGTGTCGGATGCGAACAGCTTTGCGTCAAGTGGAGCTACGATGGTGTTTCGCTACCAGCAGGAGACGACTGCTGGGGGAGATACGGCGACGGCGGCGCTTGCCTGGGCAACCACGGCTGGCGTAGCTTTAGGAACGGCAACCGGTGTTTACATTAACATCGAGATTGACGCGGATGAATTGAGGGACGGCTATAACTACCTCATGATAAACGCAACCGACCCAGGGACTTCCAAGTTAATCGGTGCGGTAGCGGTGCTGTCAGGTGGACGGTACCAGAAGGACATTACAGCTACAACTATAGTGTAATTCGCAAGGGGGGCGGGCAACCGTCCCCCATATTTAGGATGTAGACAAGGAGAACAACAATGGCGTATTCAAAAGTACATTCACGACACGAGCTGGGCAACCTCGTATTCTATGATGCCCAATACAGGCAGCGGTGGCTCGATGCTATCGGGCCGACGGCGGTAGTCTTCAAAGAGGACTTTGCAGGTGACATTCTGGCAAACTGGACAAGTACCTCATTAGGGGCAACCTCCGGCGTGGCTAGTTATGATGCAGAGGGTGGGTGCATACTACTCTATACCGGTGGCACCGATGGTGACGGCTATGAGTTGCAGAAGCTTTCGGGTTTCAAGCTTGTAGATGACTGTCCCTGTTACTTCGGGGCGCGGTGGAAAATAACCGGCACGACTGGGGCGGGCTCAAGCTCTATTTTCATAGGGCTGGCTGCTGAAGACACCTCGTTGATAGCGAGCACGAATGATGCGGTTTACTTCGACTCGGCTTCTGCCGGGACCGGGCTTAACTTCATCATGGAGACAGGCGGGGCGGAAACGAGTGCTGTAGCTCTGACAACGATAGTTGTCGACACCTGGTATGTCAACGAGTTCTACTGGGATGGCGACGATACTGTCACGGCGTACCATCAGGGTGCGGCGGTGGCCACGGGTTCGGCAGCCTCGATGGACCAGACTCAAAGGATGTCTGTCAGTCTCGGTTGGCAAGATGAGGCGGGGCACGCTTCGGGTTCCACCGGAATGGTGGTTGACTGGGTGAGAGCCATCCAACTGTTGGATGTGCGGAACGCGTAGTCATGTCCGTCAAGCTCATAACCTCGATTCATAGATACTCAGGAATAAGCACGGATACAAAGCCGACGGCCGGGGTGGCTGTCGGCTCTACATTCTGGGAAACAGATATCGGGGCAAACAATGAATATGATGGTTCTGATTGGATTCAAGTATTCCCACAGATAGATAATATTCTTACCGGCTCTTTGGTCACTATAGATGTACTTCATCATGAAGTGCATGAGGGTGAGCACTATACAGCTACTTATGCGGAGACTTTGGCGAGTGGGTCTGCCTCGATAATCTTGGTGGAGACCGCTGCCAGTTCTGTGACTGATATACACTTCATAGCGGTACTCGACACAAGCGCAGGGGGAACGATGTTGTTCTCTGAGGCTCCAGGCTCTACAGTAGGGACGACTGTTGTGGCTTATAACAACAAGCGAGAGTCTACCGATACGGCTACGATGACGGTGACAAGAGATGCTGCTGTCACAACCGCTGGGACGATATTAGAAACGGGAGTGCTTGGTGGTGGGGCATCTAAAAAGACAGGTGGCGCGAGTGGTTCAAGAAACGAATGGATATTGAATCATGAGACAAGGTATTCTTTAGAGTTCACCTCTTCTGCGGCAACCAACGTTGCCTGGAATCTATTGTGGTATGAGGAATCATAGGAGTAAGATATGGCAGCAGATGGAACGGTAACAATAACAGAGGAA